GCTATGCACCTGCTCCGCCAGATTTTTTGTGGTGGCGTGGGAGCCGGCTCCGCAGGGGCTATGATGAAAATGTCTGTACAGTCGACAATTCCATCTGGCTCCGATGTGCAGTCATACGCATCACGCAACCTGCGTCGTGTGTATAGGCCAACTAGGCTGGGCCTGCAATCTGCGATGAATCCTGTGGAAACTGTCTCACAGGCCGAGCAATTGATGGCATGGATAGATACCCCTGAGGGTAATCTTATCTCATGCTGCCGTTTTAAGGCCCGGTCTCTAGCCATGACGTATCACCAGGCTAGGGCCATTGCCCCAGGAGCAAAAATTTTTATCACATACATGACTGCGGCTGGTACACCAAGTGTGCCACTGGAGCATGTATGGGATCCACAAGAAACCGCCCCCACTCCCAATTTACGGCGGTTTAATGATACCGAGGTTTGCGTGTATACGCACCCTCAGTTGTCCCCTCTTCCAGGCCCGCTTGAGTCCATGTTCGTGGAAGACATGCAAGCTGGACCTTCAGTGTACCATGTTGAGGGAAGAGTCATGAAATTGGTGCGAGATTCTCACGAGTTTTTGCCCAACGATTTTGTTGGCGCTCCTGAGGAGATCGTGCCACATGTCTGGTCAGGCGTGGTACACCTGAACACCCACGCCCTCACCATTGACAATTACAAGTGGGGGGGCGATTACAAAATAAATATTCCCAGGTCATTGGTGGGTTCATACCCTAATGCCAGGGAGGATTGCGGCGGCCTTTTATTCGCCAAGATCCACAATTCCTATAAAGTTATAGGAATGCATGTTTCTGGGGAACAATTAGCAGATGGCTCGTATTTGTCAGCCGCTGCCCTTTTCCCCAGGCCGAGCTTGTTTATGTCGGCCCAATCAGGTTTGCGCACCTTAACAGTCGAGGCTGGCAAGGATACACGTGGAGTTTCCAAGGTCGGTTTTATTAAGGCCGAAGAAGTTCCGCGTGCTCCTCGCAAGTCCTCTTTTGTTGAGGTGGAGGCAGAATTGAAGGTCCCAGTTCCTCCTGGCGTACCTTTGAAGCAGATAGCCATCTTGTCCAACTCAGACGAGCGCCTTAAAGGCACTCAATTTGAGGGATATGATCCGCTCAGGCAGGCTACTGTCAAGTGCGAGGATCCGATGTTCGATTTAAGGTCGGACGTTTTGGAAGATGTGCTAGAGGATGTGCTAGAGACCTGGTTTGACTGCGCACCCTCATTAAGCCTTCTTTCTGATGAAGAGATGGTTAATGGTAACGACGAAGAGGTCTTCCTCGATGCTGTCGTCCATTCCACTTCGGAGGGATATCCCTATGTTCTCGAGAGAGGACCAGGGGAGAAGGGTAAGGAAAGGTATCTTGAACAAGATCCTACCTTGCCCGAAGGCAAACTGAGGGTCCGTCCCGGGACCTCTGTGCACAGGGACTTGCTCGCCCTAGAAAAGAGCATTCACTCTACCATCCCTATTTTAGTTGGGATGGAGATACCTAAGGACGAAAGACTCAAAGAGTCCAAAATCCTTACACCGGCAACCCGTACTTTTACGGTGTTGCCCATGCCCTACAACCTCCTGCTACGTAAATATTTCGGCAGGTGTGTTGCTTTTTTGCAGGGCAATAGGCATAGATTACCCTGCGCAGTCGGGGTTAACCCCTACTCCAATGAGTGGACCCGAATTTTTGATGGGTTGGCTCGAGTGTCGCCCAAGGCACTGAATGGAGATTATAAGGGGTTTGATGGTAAGTTGAACTTTCAGATGTACGATGCTATAGCGCGCCTTTTATGTCGCTTGCATCGCGATGAGAGTACTTCAATTGCCAGGTATAACTTGATACTCGCCATGTATGCTCGGTACTCCCTGTGTGGGAGTCAGGTGTACGAGGTGAGGGCAGGTTTGCCCTCTGGCTGCGCAATTACTGTTATCATGAACTCGATTTTTAATGAGATCCTGATACGGTACGCCTATAGAGTTTCGGTTGGACCTATTTTGCGCAATAGGTTCAATCACTTTATTAAGTTAATTGTCTATGGGGATGACAATTTGATAGCTGTAGATCCCCAGCTTGCCTCTGGAACCTTTGTTGGTTATGAAGGAGGCAAAATGGTAGTCACCGATGTTTTTGATGGTGCTACCATACAAAAAGTTCTGGCCCAGGTTAATATTATTATAACCGATGGGTCAGACAAGAGTGCCAAAGAGTGGCACTTTAAACCGTTGGAGTCCCTCGATTTTTTAAAGAGGGGTTTCAAGAGGATGGCTGATGGCCGAGTGTTGGCGCCACTCGACCTGAGCGCCATTTTTTCCTCGCTGCACGTTGTGCGCCCAGATCAGGGCTCCACAGCTGCAGCTGTGAATATTAATGCCAGGGTGGCTTTGCGCGAGCTCTGGTTACACCAGGACCAAAATCTTTTTGAAATGGTCCGAGAATTTTACAAACGCCACAATTTTGTGGATTTACCCACGTGGCGCGAGTGTAGGGACTTTCACCAATCCCAATACTCTGAATGGCAGCCTTTTAAAGAATATAAATTCCTAGAGCTGCCCCTCCCTGAGCAAGAGAATAGGGAGTTTATGGAAAACCATGCCACGAAGAAAAGTGTGTGCGTGGTCGCGGACCAAACTATAGTTGTGGGTCCCGCGTGGAAACCCTCCAACCCAGAGGGTTTCTTTATTATAGATTTATTGGGTCCAACCTGTGGGCGTGGTGGAAATACCACTAACATACCCACTTATGGCGATGGATCCGGCAGGTTGGGTACTGCCACCTGGGTGCGCAATTGGCGTTCTGCAAAGAAGCAGCCTATTGTCCAATTGGCCACCCAGGCTAGGAAGGAAGGCAAGATTATAGCCTTCCGTGATGCAGCTCCATTCCTTAATGGGTGGAACGCTGCTATAGCCTTCTGCGAGGGTCTTGGCATGGATTCAAATGATCTAATTGCCGTGTACTCTCGTTCCGGGGGTTTGCACCGCTCTTTAATAGAGCGTAACTTTAAGGCTGCAAGCTTTGAGCCACGTAAGTGGCTCCAGGCGTGTTTGCCTAGTCTAG